CGAATAATCCATTCGCTTATTTCACACAGATAGCATGGAATGCTTTTATTAGAAGAATACATAAAGAAAAGAAACAAACATATATCAAACATAAGAATTTTGAAAACAGTTTCCTTATGAATGAGTTGTGGTCTGATTCGGAAAATATGCATCTTAAATCAAATGAATATTCATCTGAAGTCGTAAGCAGCTATGAAAATAAGTTGACTAAAATTAAAAAAAATAGTAAACTAAGTGGAGTTGAAAAATTCTCTATAGTGGAAGAGGAAATTAAAAATGAAGAATTTGCATCTGATACCAATTAATGTTATCGATATTGTTGAAAAATTAAACACGCCTGGAATTAGAGAAATGGAACGTAGTAATTACATCCTTCGTTTAGAAGCGATTCGTGATTACTGCGATACTGCTATTAATAAAAATAATCAAAAGAATATTAAAACACCAAGAGCATTTAAGTGAAAATTGCAATAATAACAGACACACATTGGGGGATTAGAAATGACTCAGCAGCATTCCAAGACAACACCAAGCGTTTCCTCGATGATGTATTCTTCCCTACCTTACTTCGTGATGGGATCAGCACTGTCCTGCATCTGGGTGACTTGGTTGATCGCAGGAAGTATGTCAATTTTCTCACCGCTAAAAGACTCAGGGAAGACTTTCTAGAACCACTACGAAAAAATAACATCCACATGGATATTATTGCAGGCAACCATGATGTGTTTTACAAAAACACAAATAAGGTAAATGCCCTGACTGAATTAGTTTCTGGAACCTATGACAACATTAATGTATATACAGACCCAACAGAAGTTGAGTATGATGGAACAAAGATGTTATTGTTGCCATGGATTTGTGATGAAAATAGAGAGCAATCTTTAAAATTTATAAAGGAAACAAATGCACAAATCGTCATGGGACACTTGGAGCTCCAAGGTTATGAAATGTTTAAAGGATCTGTTGTTTCACACGGGGATAGCCCTTCTCTGTTTGATAGGTTTGATATGGTATGCAGTGGTCATTTTCATCATCGTTCTACTGACGGTCATATTTGGTATCTTGGTAGCCATGCAGAATTTACGTGGTCAGACTGGAACGATCCGAAAGGGTTTCACATTTTCGATACGGAAACAAGAGATTTAAAATTCATTCAAAATCCATATACTATGTTTGAGAAAATTTGGTATAACGATACTGACTCTGATTTTCTAAATGCCGATGTTAACTATAGTAAATATAAAGGTAAAATAGTAAAAGTTATCGTTCAAAATAAAACTAATCTATATTGGTTTGATAAATTTATTGAAAATTTAGAAACAGAAAATCTTCTTGATCTTCAAATCGTTGAAGATCATTTAAATTTAAATTTAGAAGATGATAACGATATCGTTAATGAGGCTGAGTCTACGATTAATATCTTTAAAAAATATATTGAAGGCATTGATACTAAAACAATCAATAAAGAAAAACTTGAAAATAAAATTATTGAATTATATAACGGAGCTTTAGCAGTTGAATGAAAATAATACATATCAATAGAAACATTATACAGGCTAATGCAAAACACGACAAACAAGATCCTGTGATCCGTTTTGAAGAAAACGGTAAAGTGATTTATTGTATGGAAGTTAATATTAAAGGACCATCACGTATGGTCTATAGCCCAGACAAACCAAGGAAATGCGGTGCTAAACTTTGGATTGAGACTGATGCAGAAGTCGAATTAATAGGTGAAAAACTTTGATAACATTTAATAAGATTAGATATAAGAATCTTCTTTCTACTGGTAATATTTTTACAGAAATAGAATTAGATAAAGCAAATACTACATTAATCGTTGGTGAAAATGGGGCTGGTAAATCTACCATCCTCGATGCATTGTCATTTGTAATTTTCGGTAAGGCATTTCGTAAAGTCAACAAAGGACAGCTGATCAATACCATAACTCAGAAGAACCTTGTCGTTGAAGTTGAGTTCTCTATTGGATCTAATAACTATAAGATTATTCGTGGAGCCAAACCAAACATATTTGAGGTGTATCAAAACGATGTTATCCTGAATCAATCTGCAGAAATGAAAGACTATCAAGAGATTCTTGAAAAACAAATTATGAAAGTCAATCATAAGTCTTTCTGTCAGGTTGTTGTTCTTGGTTCAGCCACCTTCCAATCTTTCATGCAATTGAATACAGCGCAACGTCGCGAGATTATTGAAGACCTTCTTGATCTTCAAATTTTTACGACAATGAATTCTCTTTTAAAAGATAAAGTTCTTATCAATAGCGATGCTATTAACACCTGTTCTAATAATAAGAAAATAACAGAAGAAAAAATTAAGCTGATTCGCGAACATATGCAAGAGATGCAAAATAATAACGAAGCCATCATTGCAGAAAAACAAGAACGTATTGAGGAAACAAAAAAGCAAATAGAAACTTTAACAACTCAACGTCAGAGCATTGAAAAAGAAGCACAAAATTTAGCTGAACAAACTGCTAATCTTGAAACGCTTGAAAAGAAAATGACTAAGCTTGAATCTTTAAAACATAAGATTGAAGCTAATCTTGCTATCGTGAATAAAGAAGTAGCATTTTTTAATAATCATGATAACTGCCCAACTTGTAAGCAGGAAATTGATCATGATTTTAAATGCGAAGCCATTGATTCTAGAACTAATAATATAAACGAGATTCAAGAAGGACTCAGCAAACTTTCAGAAGAGTATGATAAAATAAATGCTGATATAAAAAATATGATGAGCATTAATACACAAGTTCGTCAAAAGGTAATGGATTATCATGTTGTTGATACTAAGATTACTTCATTGAATACATATGTTAAACAACTTAATACTGAAATTAATTCAATTCAAAAAACTGTTGAAGATCAGGATAATACAAAGATCGGAGATCTTGAAAAAGAATTCTCAGTTATCGAAAAAACATATGGCGAACTTTCCGAAGAAAGACAGATACTTAATGCAGCTGGCGTTTTATTAAAAGACGGCGGTATCAAATCTAAGATTATTAAACAATACATCCCTGTTATCAATAAGTTGATTAACAAATATCTTTCAGCTATGGAGTTTATGTGTCAGTTCGAGCTCGATGAAAATTTTAACGAAACTATTAAATCTCGTTTTAGAGATGTGTTTAGTTACGAGAGTTTTTCTGAAGGAGAAAAGATGCGTATCGATCTCGCTATCCTGTTCACATGGAGAGCAGTTTCGAAATTACGTAACTCTATTAACACCAACCTTCTTATCATGGACGAAGTTTTCGATAGTTCGTTAGATTCTAATGGAACAGAAGAATTTTTAAAGATATTAAATAGCTTGACTTTTGACACAAATACGTTTATAATAAGTCATAAGACTGATCAACTTTTCGATAAATTCGAACGAGTGATTAAATTTGAAAAACATAAGAATTTCTCGAGGATAGCCTAATGTTTGAAACTGTTGTAATTGACGATATCGTAGATTATATAAAGCAAAAACATATCCATGATATGATAATGACTGCTGACTGGAAATTTCTTATGGATGTTAGCGGCGTACAACAGACATATCCATCACATGGTTTTGCTCATGTTTTAAAATATCCGAATGGATTACTTTCTTCTTTATATGAAGAAATTAGTCCTCACATTTTAGATTCTATTTCCAGTGGTGATTATAAAATTAAAGAAAATTATTATAATCGTGCTTTTCTTCAGGTGCCATTAGCCGCTCCATATATGAAAGAACACAATGGCGTTCATGTAGATCTTCCAAAAGAAATTCCTCATGTAGCCTGTGTATATTATGTAAACAATTCAGATGGCGATACAATTATCTACGAACAAACTATTAACGATACTCCAGGTGGATCAAACGGTGTCCAACTTGTTGAACATAAAAGAGTTAAACCAAAGCGTGGTCGTATAGTTATGTTTGATGGATCTCGTTATCATTGCAGCAGCCAACCAACGATTAACTATCGTTGTATCATTAACTTCGATTTAATTATGGAACAATAATATGGAATTAGTACCAGCCAACGATCCAATACTAACCAAAGTTTGTGAGTATTTTGATTTCGCCAATCCTCCATTTGATCCTGTTGAGTTTTCTCAAGAACTGATTAAATTGATGTATGATAACAATGGCGTTGGACTTGCAGCTAATCAGGTTGGTGTTCCATATCGTATATTTGCTATGCGTGGTGCTCCAGAAAATTTTGTCTGTTTTAATCCTAAACTTATTATGCCTGGAACTGACGAAGTACTTCTTGAAGAAGGATGCTTGACTTATCCCAAATTATTAGTTAAGATAAAGAGACCTCAACATATCCGTGTTCGATTTAATACGCCGAACGGAGATATGATGACTAAACAATTTACGGGATTAACTGCTCGTATCTTTCAACATGAACTTGATCACCTTGACGGAATTATCTTTTATAACCGAGCTAATCGCTTTCATCGCGACCAAGCATTGAAGAAGTGGAAAAAATGAATATCTTCTATATTGATCATTGCCCTATGCAAGCTGCAGAATGGATGGTTGATAAACACGTAGTTAAAATGATTCTTGAATCAGCACAACTACTATCCACCGCCCATCGTATTCTTGATGGTCAACAAATTGAAGGTCAGTCAAAGACTGGCAGAAAAGCTAAACGCTGGGTTCTTGGCGATGCTCGCGAAGATGTTTTATATTCAGCGACACATATCAATCATCCATCTGCTGTTTGGTGTCGCGATTCTATTGAGAACTATAACTGGCTAGTAGATCACTTCTTTGCTTTGATGGGCGAATATACATATCGCTACAACAAACAACATAAATGCTATGGCGAGATATCGTATATACTCCAGTCACCTCCTAAAAATTTAGAGAAATTCGATTGGACTCCTATGCCCTCATGTATGGCGGATGAGTATATTATATCCGAAGATCCTATAACTAATTACCGTAACTATTACAAAGTTGGCAAAGCTCGTATGCATAATTGGAAAAATCGCCAGCCACCAGAATGGATTATAAATGGATAAAAAAACTATAGATAAATTGCAAAAAAGAATGAGTATATTAATACGTCCAATCGATCAACAAATAATGATGACTGATGATATAAATGAATTGCTTCTTCTAGCTACAGCAATGATGCAAAGAGTTGTTGTAATATATGATAATCAATATGGTCGCGAAGGAAGAAATGGTCTTTTAAAAGATATTATGGAGAAATAAGTTGAAGGAAGAAATTTAATGTTTAGGAGTATTATGGATGAGTAATTGGTTTGAAGATGTAAAAGACTTTCATCGCGCATTTGGTCAGCGTATTGGCACAGTGCCAGAACTACCTGACGCAAATGAACGTGTTTTGCGTATGAGATTGATTTCAGAAGAATTTGAAGAATATCGTAATGCTGAATATGATAATAATACTGTAGAGATTGCTGATGCTCTGGCAGATATTATCTATATTGCTCTTGGCACTGCAGTATCATATGGCATTCCATTAGACAAAGTGTTTGAAGAAGTTCATCGTAGTAATATGACAAAGCTAGTTAATGGTAAGGTTCTTCGTCGCGAAGATGGTAAAATTCAAAAACCAGAGGGTTGGACTCCGCCAGATATTGAAAGCGTATTAAAAAAGACACATGAAGAAAATACTTTACTTAATCAACAAATTGGTTTATAATATTGCATATATACGAATGTAGGCAATTATTATAACGGAGCGAAAAATGGTTAGAACACTTGTTGTTAAAAAGCACGATGCCGAGCATGTCCTTGGCACATTCATTACATGCGCAGATTATGCAGATGAAATCATCCAAGATGATTGCGATCTTTATGCAGAGTCTCTTGATGGAACTATCTCTGAAGAAAATATCATCTTCAAATATCGCAAGAATGTCTTTACTAAAGAAGAAATGGACGCCGCATATGCTGGCTTAAGAGACGCTGCAGTTGAATCACAAAACCGTGGACTAGCAGCTGGTCCTCGTGGTGATCAACTTGGAGCTGAAGGTCGTGGTAATCGCGATTGGGTTACTCCAGAGCAGATTGAAATTCTTGCTTTCCTTGGTCGTCCTTTAAATTCATTTGATGATGGCACTACAATCGAATCTATTAAAGAAAGCCATAAGCGTGGTCATAAAGACGAAACACGTGGACAGGTTTGGCTTCGATCTGCAGTATTGCAGAAGTATGATGAATATCATGGCTGGTTTGATAAGTGGCTTGAGGGTATTCATAACCTTTCTCGCGAAGATCAAATGGCTGAAGCAAAGCACATCGTTGAAAATTATATTTCAGAAACGAATTATGCTCAGTCAGTAATGTCAGGTATTGCTGGATATTTCGATCGTTATCCTCGTATCCCATATGGTCGCGCAACTTCATACACTGAAAAAAATTATGATAAGTTTGCGCTTGCTTTCCCATATCTTCGTAAACTTAACAATCAATTTAAAGAACTACTTCCTGTACGTTGGGGTGCTCAAAATGAATGCGCTCAGAAACTTGATCCACGTTTTCGTATTGATGAAACTGTCTTTACAACATTGACAGTTAATCATAACTGGCGTACAGCTTGTCATAGAGACGCTGGAGACTTACATGAAGGATTTTCTAACATCTGTGGTATCACAGGTCCAGAAGGTAAAGGTTGGAAGGGTGCTGAGTTTATTCTTCCAGAATTTCGTATCGCTATTAATTTGCAGCCTGGGGATATGTTGCTTGTCAATAATCACGGTGGTATTCATGGTAACGATGCACTTATTGGAGACGATAATGATCGTCTTACCTTGGTATCTTATTTCCGCGAAAAGATGCTTGATCTCAAAGCTTGGGATTATGAAAACCTTCGCAAGCAATACGTCGATGAAAGACGTATGAATAAAGATCATCCACTTCATCGTCATCTTTGGAATGGTGTTTCTGCAAATATGTGGGATGAACAAGAATGGTTTGACTATATGAAGAAGCACAATATTGAAGATCCATATGGCAAAGAAGCAGTAGCGAGCTTGGATTCATTTTTCTAATGTGTGGTGTGCTAGGTATAGCAATTAAAGATTTTACAGAGAAAGACCACGATTTAGTTCGTGGTCTTTTCATTCAATCTATGATCCGTGGTAAACATGCTACTGGTGTTTCATATGTCAAAAACAAAATTGTAAATACAGTTAAAGAACCAATACCTGCAGATGAGTTTATATCAAAACAAAATTTAAATGATTGGGTAAATGAAGATGGTAGCTTATATTGTATCGGTCATATTAGGTATTCTACTTCTGACCTTCGTTACAATCAGCCTTTTGCGACTGATAGATTGGGCATCGTTCATAATGGTGTCATCTCACAAGAACCCAGAGAAACTTGGAGAGGAACATATGGATTCGAAACAGAAACAGCAAACGATTCTGAATTGATTCTTCGCGCCCTAGAAGAAAACAAACATCCATTACAGGAATTTCCTGATGCTTCAATGGCGGTTTGTACGATTGAAGCGGATAAAACGATTACAGCGTTTAGAAATAACGAGCGTCCATTATATTGTTCTATTGCTGATAAATATTTTGTGTTTACATCAACGCAAGATATTGCAAAAAGATCTGGCTTGACTAATACTAAAAAATGTAGTATGTTTAATCTATACAAAATTGAACGTATGAGTGCTTTTGAATATGTACCTTTTGATAAGGTAAATGTAGAGGATTTACAATGAATTACGATTATAAAGATTATACATGGGGCTATGAAATTGAATGGGGCGATATCGATAGACGCACAATCATCCCCCCACATTTAGGTAAATGGGAATTTGCCGAAACAGATATTGTTAATCTAAATGGCGAGTTTCGTGGGTTGGCATGTGATCCATTAGGCGAATGTCCTCCAGTTGGTGGAGAGATTAATACAAAGCCAACTGCAACTTGGAGAGAACAAGTTGAACGTATTATGGAAATTAAAAAGATTTTTACTGATCTAGGTCAAACGCCAACTGCTTCCTGTGTTAATCATGGTCATCTTCATGTTTATGTTCCTGGATTAAAAGATGATATTCCTGCATTAAAAAGGTTGATTAAGTATATTCGAGATAATCAACATATCACAATTGATAACTTATATCAGTACCGCCTCGATCCTCTTATGTCCAGTGCTAAAACTGCCAAGACATATTTGAAATGGGATGGTGGTCGACCAATGCCTGATTATATGTGTAACAACATTATTAATCTCACACAGGACTTTGATCATTTCATTAAACTTCATGCTGCGGGTAAAGATGGTATATCAATGGGTCGTCCATTCCGATATGCAATCAATACATATTGTATGAAGCATACAGGAACTATTGAGTTCCGTTGTTTACGTTCTTCAACTGAGCGTAGAGAAATTGAAGACTCATTTAAGTTTGCGCAGTATTTTATTCACTCTGCATTAAATGATGGTCCTCCAGTTGACGAGCTTCTTAACGATTACGATTACCAATTCCCTAAATTTAAATATGACCATGAGATGTATCTCGGTTGGGAGAAAACAAAATATGATAAGTCAAGAGGTAACAAGCATCGCGAATTTCATGCAGTTGAGACTAACAACTAAAGATGAATTCATTGCTTCTCTTACTGATTTAAAAGAAGATAAGTTCGCTAAGACATTCGTTGCTAAATGCAACATGATGGATGATTGGGATAAGTGTAGAGGTATTTGGATCGACGGTAAACTTGCAGGAGCTATCGTCGTTACCATTTCAAAACGTAGACCTATCACTGCCAATCTCCAGCTTCTCCATACTTTCCATGAGTTCAGAGGTAAAGGTGTCGCTCGTAAACTATGTGAGTGGGCGAAAAGTCATGCGCATGAAATGGAAGCAGAATACTTTAGAGTTTCTGCAGAATTTGACGCAGTTCCATTCTACGAGAAATGTGGATTTAAATTTATCTGTAAACAGAAAACAGCCAAGCTCGCTATGTTCAAACTTTCCGATCCAGATACTATTGATGAACATATTTGGAAAACAATGAATAAAAAAGGTAAGGGTGGATGTATCGAGTGTTATGTTGAGTATAAAGGTGTTGACTTATATGTAGAATAAGGTATAATAATAATTGTCTTGAGTATGACATAATCGCACACGCAAGAATTTCATTATTGAAGGAAACTAAAATGAACCCATCAGCTACATCAAAAATTGGTTATGAACGTCAAGCACGGTATCTAACCGACTTGTATCGTAAAAATATTAAACCACCTGTTACAATAAAACATCCTCACCTTGATCATATCGTATCGATTGATTTCGGATGGGAACATGGTATTCCAGTTGAAGTAATTACTCTTCCTGAAAATCTTACATGGAAAGAAAAGAAAGAAAATCTTAGTAAGGGTTGTTCTCTTACTGAAGAAGGCATCACTTTGCTTTCTTCTTGGAGAAATAAGAATTTAATTACTAGTTCGGTTGGCTCTATTTTACCAGAAGAAAATTTAGAATTTTGTTTAAATGAAATGTTAAATGAAGTTAAATCAGATGGAATTGCAGTAATTAAAAAACTTCCTGCAAGTATTGCATATAGTTTTAAACCAGTTTGGTGTCAACGTCGTGAAGATTTACGATGGGAAAAAACTAAACGTGCTATGGGTAAAGTTGCATTACCAACCCATAGAATGATGATGTGTGCAGTTTATCCTGACAATCGTATTGAACGATTAGATGGTAATACTCGTACACATATCTTTAAAAATAATTATCAACACCAAGGATATGAGCCACCTAAAGATTGGTATGTTACTTTCATTGCAGTTAACGATGAGTCTGATGCAGAACGTCTTTATCATTCAATTGATTCTAGTGATACAGCAGAAACTTTTAATGAAAAGCTAGGTGGATATCTTCGTTCTAGAGGCTATCATACAAAACTACCTAATACTTTTGCAAAGGGTGATCGTGTATACGATATCGCTGTTGTTGCACTTGATCGTTATATCGCACCAAATGAAAAAGAAGAATTAACTCTTCCACGATCAATGGACGCTGCAAACAAAGCAGCAGTTACTGCTGCGCGACTTGATTATTTTATCGATGAATTTGTATTACTTGGACAAATGATCGGTAAAGAAAATGTACCATTTGGATTGACATCGCCTTTGATGGGTATGATGATTCGGTATCTTATTAAAGATCGCTCGGATAAAACAACTTATCCAATCAGAACTTTAATTGAATATCTCAAAAATGGTAAATATAATACATTTTCGCGACCTGTTTTTGCAGTTCGTAAAGCAGAGCAAAATTTGTTTATTATGATGGATGAACTTCAAACTTCAGAGTCTATCGGTAATGCTACGAATTACAATGTTAAAAGCGTAGATGTTTCTACTCGTAGAATTATTCCAGATCAAGCTACGAAAACAACAGTTAATGAAATGGATCGTAAACTTTATTGCGGATGGATTGCCTACTGTTTTGGTAAATATTTCCGTGGTGAAGTTATGAATGAAGATATTATTTTAGATGTTACAGGTAAACGTATAACATCTAAAACTACGTGGCAAGAAGCTCGTGAAATAACATCTTCTGCACAATCGATCATTATTAGTGAGTATGATAACTTTTGGAAAAACAACGCAAACTAGATTTCATTAAATGGTATAAGTGGTCGCTGTCCATTAAAGACTGCGACCCAGCCATCTTTATGACCAATTATCTTTTTGATAGATTCGAGCATAACAAAGAACAAAAACTTTGGATTGCTTGGATCTATGGCACAACGTATTATCTTCCAACAACATGGGTTATATGGAATGAATTCCCAGATTTCGAACTCGTCGGTCTTGAGCGACTCAAGCAATGGAATAATAACAATTACAAGCGGCTCCGTTATCAAACTGACACCAAATGGAACAAAGGTCATCTTCCAGCCCAGTTCGAGTCGTACAGAAACTGGGTGGGAGATAAAACTCAACGCCAAGCATTTGCACCGTTCCTCGTCGGAGAACCAGAAGAAAACTTCGATAGACTCTGGGGAGAAATAAACAAACTGCATAAATTTGGAAGATATTCTTCTTGGTTCTATATGCAAACGCTGAAGCAGTGCTGTGGTTTATCAATCGAACCTAAAAGCCTGATGTTACAAGATCATGATGGTAGTCGTTCTCATCGTAACGGTCTTTGTATGGCTCTTGGTCTTGATGACTGGTATGATAAAAAACTTTCCGCAGCAGAAACGCAACAACTTGATACACAAGCGCATTTGATACTACAAGAAGTAAAACAAGACTTTCCAAATACAGATTACTATGATATGGAAACTTGTCTTTGTTCATTTAAGAAACTATTTCGTAAGACACGTGGGCGTTACCTTGGCTATTATATTGATAGACAAGCAGAGGAAATTGCGCAATGCGAAGTAGATAATTGGAATGGTATTGACTGGCAACCATTATGGGATGCCAGAACTGAAACTTTAGAAAATAAACTGTTGACTAATCACATAGATAATAGTAGAATGAGTTTATACTTAGATTCTAATATATTGGATGCTACTGGACTTTTCGAAAAGAAAAGTTTAGGTCTTGAAGATTTTATGGAGCAATAATGAGGATAATTGCAGTTGGTGGCGAGCCTGGATCTGGTAAATCGACATTGATGTGGAAGTTGATTAATCATTATCAACCGAAGCCTATGTATGAAGCGTATAAGTTAGTTCCATATCTACAAAAGGATAATATCTATTTCCTTGGTAAGTATGAAGAAGGTGAAGTGTTTTCTGGCACCGATAGAATGAGCATGGCTGTTCAGCCAGAGGCTATTAAATTTCTAAGTACATTAGATGAACATTCGATCGTTCTTTACGAAGGCGACCGTTTGTTCACATCATCATTTCTAGAAGATTGTGCAGCAAAGTACAGTTTAGAAATTATCTACCTTTCAACATTGAAGGAAGTTAGAACTGCAAGATATGCAGAGCGTGGCAGTAATCAAAATGAAACTTGGTTACGTGGTCGCGAAAGTAAGATCGGAAATATCCTAACAAATTTCGATTTAATGTTTTTGACAGAAAAGTTTTTAAATAATAATCTTGATGATCAAAAAGTAGTATTTAATATGATTGTGGAGAAAATAGATGGTTGATAATGGAGGTTATATAGTAGGAGCTATTGGTTCTTCCAAATTTGGTTATGCTGAACCTGCTAAAAATATTTCATATAAATACGGTGAAGATAAGTATATTCAAGAAATTTCTGACTATATAGATAAGACATATAATCAACATTACTCAAAAAATCAATTCCAAGCAACAGAGTTTATTATTGACTCTGGACATGGCACAGGATTTTGTATTGGTAATGTTTTGAAATACGCACAACGTTACGGCAGAAAAGGTAGCCGTGATGAATGGCGGAAAGACCTAATGAAAGTTATTCACTACGCAATGATGCAATTACATGTCCATGATAATGAAGGGAATTTATAATGGAAATTAATATTAATATTGAAGATCTAAGAAAGCGTAAGCTTTTCGTTGCCACTCCAATGTATGGTGGTATGTGTGCTGGTATGTTTGCACGGTCAGTTGCTGACCTTTCCGCACTTTGTACACAATATGGAATTCCTCTCCAATTCTATTTCTTATTCAATGAGTCATTGATTACTCGCGCCCGTAACTATTGCGTTGATGAGTTCATTCGTTCAGAAGCAGATCACCTTATGTTCATTGACTCTGACATCGGCTTTAATCCTCAAGACGTTATTGCTTTGATGGCTCTTCAAGCTCAAGATGAGAAGTACGATATTATCGGTGGTCCATATCCTAAGAAGTGCATCAGCTGGGAAAAGATTAAGCTCGCCGTTGATAAGGGTATTGCTGATACTGATCCAAACGTACTTGAAAAGTTCGTTGGTGATTATGTCTTCAATCCAAAGGGTGGTCAGCAATCTATCTCTATCGCTGATCCATGTGAAGTGCTTGAAATTGGTACAGGCTTCATGATGATCTCTAAGGGTGCAATGAAGAAGTTCTGTGACTTCTATCCTCAGTATATGTACAAGCCTGATCACGTTCGTACTGAACACTTCGATGGTACTCGCGAAATCATGATGGCTTTCCAAGCGGAAGTTGATCCTGTTTCTAAGCGTTATCTTTCAGAAGATTACTGGTTCTGTCAAAAGGCTCAACAAGCTGATCTTAACACATGGTTCTGTACATGGATGAAGATGCAACATGTTGGCACTTATATTTTTGGTGGATCCCTTGCTGACCTAGCATCTATCGGTGCATCTGCAACTGCTGACCCAACCGCTCTCGGTGGAAAGCCAAAAAAGAAGTAATTGAGGAGAATATATTATGAAGATCGATACAAATACAATTGGCGTTCTAAAGAACTTTGCCAAGATTAATCCTTCCATTATCGTTCAGGAAGGTAATGTTTTGAAGACTATGTCAACAAACAAGACAATCTTGGCAAAGGCAAATGTCACTACAAACTTCGGTAAGCGTTTTGCGATTTATAAT